GGGCGATAAGCCCACCAGGTGTAATTGGAAATTATGCCAATCAACCTGATTATCTTAAATGATATTGTAAGCTGTCTAACAGCGGACTACTCGTGATGGATATGAAAGGTCAATGATTCCTTTCCAGTGTTTCGTTCGTGACAACTAGTAAAGTACTAGGTTGTTGGCCTCACGGCCGCGGGTCTATCCCGTACTTAGGGGATAGCTCTCTGGACTGGTTCTGGAGGGTTCCTCTAAGCGCTCACCTTAAGGTTTTGCTCGTTTTGTTTACAAAGCGGGCAGAACCGTCAGGTTAAAGCAACTAGACGTTCGAAGGGCGAACCAATTTGTATACCCTTGAAACTGGTAAATTTCACTATGCTTAGCACGGTGGAGGGGTCCAGGGGAGAGGAAATATATGGTTGGGTAAACCCAAGGAGTGACTGACTCCGAGTGCACACGCACCACCTGCGGCCCGCCGAGAGGCGGAAACCGAAGGTTCAACCAGTCGTATAAATAAAATTATATAGACTATTATGAAAATTCGAAGAATTGACATAAACTTTGCTTTTGGCTTGCTAGCCAATCGTAAAGGGTTTGAATGGTGGCGGCTGGTAAAACAGCCGCGCGCGTTAAGTGCATTGCTCTTACGAGTGATGCATTTGACGGTAGGTCATATCTCCTCAATGTGGGTTACCACACTATACCATGTAGTTCGCGATCTGGTGCGATTAGCAAACCGCCAGGGAGCAAAAGGATTGGTCAAGTACTTAAAAGTCTTGTACATAATTACGCAACAGGTTGCGGGCGGATACAAGGTCAACGACCTAGGTACCTTAGGGTGCCGCGTGTCCAGGACCCGCCGTGGCCTGCCTCGAATTATTAATAAAGCTCATCGTAGAGAGATCATGCTGGGTAACCACATGGTTTTAAGAACCTATTTGACTATATTCGGGTTATACCGAGTCATCCCTTTTAAGGGAGTAGTTAAGTTAGGAACAATTACCGGGCTGTCTTCGTATAAGCAGTCCGACTACTTTGGGCATAAAGCCTTTGTAGCGATCTTCTGGACGAAAGTCTGGTCTATCGTAACACGTGCAAACGTGGTCCGAACTTCTTGCGTGTCATCTCTGATAGCGCGCAAGGGATTAGGTTACAAGGATGAAAGGAGTGAAAAGCCTACGTTGAGACCTGATCGGCTACTGCCGATCACCTCAGCTGGTCCTCTGTCAAGCGGTGCTGGTTACGAGGCCTTCGGGCCCACGCCACTTTGGTTTAAGATTACGGAAAAGATGAATACACGTCACCGGCTATGCCAGGACGGAGTAGGATTCCTACCCGGACTTTGGAGAGGTCTTCGACCTTCCGAAATTGAATTAAAAGCACGTTTTGATAAGGCCTGGAAGGGTTTATCACCCTCTTCAGTAGGTACCCTATTCTTCACAGTTTCTAACTGGATGAATAGCGGCCTTCTACCATTCCTGATTGAATGGGTTAAGTTGTACGATGTGCGGGTCGTAAAAGACCTGTTCAAGGCAGCTTATACGGTGGACTTTTGCCATCTAGAAGGTTGGGGCCAAAAAGGAAATCTTTTTGGACTCGGTAAGCTAGCATTCCTAGAGGAAGCCGCGGGTAAGGTCCGAGTTGTAGCGTTGGTCGATGTGGTAACACAGTCGATCCTGAAGCCACTTCATGATTGGATATTTTCAATCTTGTCGAAAATCCCACAAGACGGGACGTTTGATCAGAATAGTCCAGTTCTCTTAATACAGAAACTGGGGCGTAAAGAGGTCTATTCATACGACCTCTCCGCAGCTACTGACAGACTACCCCTAGCACTGCAAAGTGCATTACTGGGTTGGATTCTGGGTGAAAAGGTGGCCACCCTTTGGGAGACCCTCTTGGTAGGACGAAAATATTCGTTCTCAGCAAGAACGGCTGAAAAATACGGTCTTAATACAACCGATGTTCAGTATGCTGCCGGTCAACCGATGGGGGCTTACTCGTCTTGGGCCATGCTGGCCCTGACGCACCACTTCTGCGTTCAGCTTGCAGCCTCACGCGCTCATGGATTATGGTGTCCATGGTTTGATTCGTACGCTGTATTGGGGGACGACATCGTCATTGCTGACGGAGCCGTTGCCAAACAATATCTAGAGCTTATGAGATCACTCGGAGTGACCATACAGGAGACTAAGTCTCTTGTATCTAATAACGGGACGTTCGAATTCGCAAAACGGACTGTAGTCCGTGGTGTCGACGCAACCCCAGTATCCTTAAAAGGATTTCTGGCAGGACTCAATAACATTGCATGTTTAGAGAGTATCCTGGCGAAGGTACCGGAGATTTGGGAGAACAAACTACCTCAGGTGGTACGTTCTCTTGGCTATGGCTATAAGACGCTTGGTAGACTACAGTCTATTCTGGCAACTAACAGTCGCCTCCAAGGGCTTTTCATATTCCTGAAACGGCCGAACGGGTTACTTGGTTCCTTGACGTATTCGTCTTGGTTATCAATGATTTCCCCTAGGATCGCAGGTGCCCCACTGACTGATGAGTCAGTTAAGAAAATCTACCAATTCATTGGTGATTGGGCACTGGAGCGACTTACTAAACAAGTCAAGGCTCGCTTAGGAGCTTTTGAGCGTACTGCCGGAGCAGGTTGGGTTCCAACCAGCTTGTTTCCGACACGCGCACTATTTGATTTGTACCAACGTTTGGTACTTAGGCATGTAGGGCTTGATATAAAGAGTCGTCTCACAGAATTGGAGGTCCTCTTGTTGCAGTGGAAAGGTCAAGCAGAGGTCGGACTCGATCAGTTTAATGAACTGATGAAAGATCTCGACCGTATACTAGGGGCCCTTGACGGGCTTCCGAAAGATGCCAAGGTGGCAAAATTATCTCCTGACGGAGGTAAGATTGTTAAGTCCAATATCTTCGGATATTGGCGAAAGCTGCGCGCACTTGTAGTACGTCACTAGTGATAGTGATCTCCATTAGGAGAGTCAGGTCTTCCTAGACATAGGGACGATCTGTGGTTACAAAGTAACCGGTAACTCACAAGGAGGGTGGTGAAAGCCACTTAGGGCTATTGTACCAACAATAGTTTCTATAGACCTATATGCCGAAGAGCCTTACCCTATATGGGAAGGTTTCGGAGGCGTCAAAACTAAAGCTGATCTAACAGCAATAGGGCCGGATAACGGGATCGGCATCTCAGATGAGATGTTCG